TCGGCCAAACGGGTTCCGTCGCGGCGGAACTCCCGGGTGTAGGTTGAATAGCTTCGTACAAAAAGTTCGATGCAGGGGAGGGTGTCTCAAGGTTCCAAGTCACCAGGTCGGCGAAGCCGTTGTTGGGGCTGCCGCCGCCGCTGCCGGCCGCGAGCGCGACGCGCACATGCGCGGCTCCGGCCGGCGCGATTGCGGTAATTGTGGTTTTACGGTAGCCGAACCCCTCTTGGTTGTTCTGCTGGAACCCACTTTCACTAATGAAGCTATCGGCCGAATTGTACCAGCGAAGGATAATATCCATCGTCAGATTCGCACCCGAATTGTTGGGGTTCAGGTATGCAGAAGCAGTCACCGACTGCCCCGGCGTCACGAGGCTGTAACTCGTCATAGTCGCGCGAGCACCGAGCGTGCCGTAGGAACCACCACCAACGATTAGCCCTTCTGACCCCTGATAGGGATCGAATGACGAATACGCCCACGTTGCCGTGCCCCCGACGTTCGTAAAGGTCCAACCACCAGCGCCGCTGCCCCCTTCGAAATCGCCATTCGGGATAGCATTCGTGAACGCGCCTTGCGAACTGGTCGGTATGACGACCGCGCCTGGCGCATACAACGTGCCAGCCTTCCAGACGTTAACTTTGGTAGAAGCCAAAGTAAGCGATGAGAGTGTTGAGGAGGCCGTTGTGAAAATGCCTGCATTCGCAATCGTCGCCGAATCACCGTATCGGTCTGTGATGTTGCTACCTAACGGTGAGGCGGTTGAATACGGGTTGCTGGTGTTGCCCTGCGTGGTACCTGCATCCGTTGTGTTTAGGTCGAAATCCCCAAACTCTTGAATTATTCCGCCCGCAACTGTCGGCCATACGGGCTCTATAAGACCGGTATGCACGGGGGACCCCGCCACCGCAATGGCTTGATACGCAAACCCCGTCGGGGTGTTCGGTTCAATGTACGAGCCCGACGTTACGATAGTGTCCGGCGTCCAGAGTGGATTGCTGGGCCAATCGCGCACACCCTGGTAGGCTAAGCCGTTCGCCGTCGGCGGTAGGACAATGCTCGCACTCGTATAGTCCGTGGTGCTCGTCCAGGTGCCGTTGTTCTGGAGCCAATAGTTGACAATGTTGCCGTTGTTGAACTGAGCTACTACGTACAGAAACCCCATAAAGGGCTTCGCGTACCAAATTATGGTAGGCGATGCAGACGAATTGCTAGGATCGGAAAGCACGTTAAGAACGTAGTTAGCCGGCAACGCCGCAGTTGAATATGCGCTTGAGAAAATATTAAACTGTCCGTTTGCTATAGCGAGCCCAACGGTGGATGAATCCAATGTCGCCGCGCGGATGGTCCCCTCTCGGGGTACGACCGAACCCGCGTTCGTGATGTACCCATTCTGCAAGTCGTACAGGTTATTGGCTGACGCGCCGCCTTTCACACGGAGTCTATTGATGCCTCCCTGTAGGACCGTCAGCGGGTATGCTCTCATCCTGAGTTGCTCGGATCGTACTGTATGAGGGTTGGGCGGACGGCCGGAGGTACCGCGATTGTACCGGGGAGGTAATGCGCCGTTTGATGTGTTCCAGCGATCAACTCCGCCCTGTACGCATTAGCTTGAGACTCAATGTTATTCGCGTCTGCCTGCCCGTAATGTGCCTTAGCGTTTGCCAGTGCGTGCAGAAAGACTAGCTCGGAATCCAGCGTAGTCGTATCCGTCGGGTTTATGAAGGACATTAGGCCGAAATGAGCCTTCATCCACAACCAGTAAGTCTGATCCGGCATCGGATATAACTCGATTGCTTGGCGTATATCGTACCGTGCAGGGCGCCACGGTTTTGTGATCATCGTGTAAAGTTGCGGCGGTATGCCCTGGATCAGCGGATACCATACGTTCCGCGTGTCCTGAATGCCGGCCCACTCGACGCTTTTTACCGGGTCCATGTGGAAGTTGGATAAAATGTCCTCGTCATTGTCTGATACCGAATAAAACCGCTGACCGGGATTTACCTTCCAGCGAAACAAACGTTTCGTGTGCAATTGCAAATATCGCTTATAGAGATACGTTTGCGCGCTCGTCAAAAAGTCCTGCACAACTGCGGCCATACCGGGCGGCGGATTTGCGGCTTGGTTCGAAAAACCTAAGCGCACCAGCAGGCGGTATGAGAGCGAGGACATGGTTGCCGTTGGAACCACGCTATCCATGTATTCAGCGTTGTACTGCGCTGCGTGGAAGGGGTTCGGGCTATCGAAAGACAGATATTCATTGACGTTTCGCGTTATAGCGACTGCCACTTGGTATGGCAGAGCCGAAGCGCTTGAGACGCCGCCAGTCGTATAAACCTGTAGTTGTAGAGCCGCAAGTGTAGTCAATGTGTTCAAAGGGACGATAATCGCCCCGTTCTGGATGCCGCCCAACTGCGCGCCCGCGCTCGTGAGCGTAACCGTCGTCCATGTACCCGCAGAGGTCGAATATGCGAGATACGGCTGGCTGCCGTCCGTTGCTGCTTGGACTACACTCCACTGGAGGCTCACGCTGCCAGTCGAGATATCCTTGACGCTGCCGATGAAGGTTATTGGCCCACTGGTGTTAGTCGCAAATGCATTAGCTGAAAACCAATAGCGGCCATCGCCGTTTAGAGGGTAATTGACGTTGTAGGGGACGTTACTATACTGATCCGGCGGTACATTACCGTAGATGTCTTGCCACGCTTGAGGGTCAACAACTGGGCCATGGCCACCAACTACCGTCACCATTATGGTTCTCCTAACAAAAAAGGCCCTTGAGCTTTCACCCAAGGGCCCAATCCTATCTCACGATAGGAGCCCCACACTCAACTCAACAGACTATCGGCGGATGCCGCCTTACGACCGCGGCGGGCAGCGGGCGCAGGGGTAGGCGCCGTTTGCTTTGCCGCAGTTTTATCACTTCCAATCGCTTCGTCGATCATTTTTGTAAGGGTCCGCACGCCGGCCTTCGCATTCCCGTACACGGCATAGGCATGCGCCACACCGCTTTGGGGATCCGCGCCGTAGCACTTCACCAAACGGTCGAGTTCTTTGGAGGGTTCCGGGTATTCCCCGGCAACCTCTTCAAACTCTCCCAATCGAACAACATTCCCATCCTCGAACAGCCATTCGAGAATGGGGATCTCCCACGGGGCAACCGCTCGGTTGTGTACCGTGTTCTGATCGCGCGTCACTTTCACTCTCTCGTATCGCATAGGGGCCTCCTGCGAACTAGTTTTGAAGCAGAATCAATGTTCCGGTAGAACCGGTTGCTACGATCCAATCGTAATTCAGCGTTACCAACTTCGGCGCGCCGAACCCAATCGTACCGATGACGTTCCAACCAGTGGTACCCAAGGCATTCGGGCCCAAGGGCGCACCGTATGTGCCGGTCGTAAGCACGGTGTTCAGGTCAGGGGCACCCAAAATCGTGATCGGAAGGGTTTCCGTACCGGTTCCCGAGACTGCGCCGCCGTTCATCGCAACTACACTCGCGCCAGTCTTGAACGGGCATAACGTGCCGTCAACCTGGTTCGAAAGCAAATGGACGAACACCTGGCCGCCAAACTGGCCCAGCGAAGTGATCGAGGCGTACACGAAGGCCGGAGATGCCGCGGTAGCTTTCACCGTTGACAGGGTGAATGTGTCTGCCGAAGCCGAGGACACGTAGTACGTGGTGTTCAACTGGAACGAAATGGTCGAAAGACCTGACAACGAAGACAGGAAGCCCGAAGTTCCGGCAACCGAGATCGACACGGCGTCACCGTTCGTCGGGACGTATCCCGGGACGGTAACGACAGTCGGAGTTGCCGCAGTCAAGGTGCCCGCCAACGGATCACCGAAGGGGACCGGCGCCTTATCGTAAGGCAGATAGATCGGCTGGGTGCCAGCAGCCGTCGCAGTGGAAATAAGAACTTGCATGTTAATTTACCTCTATGTCCTGGTGACGGTTACTGGATGGAAAGCACAGCATGGCTGTTGCGCTTGCCAGTGGTTAGCGCTGCCTTCGCGGTCAATGCGAAGTAGTGCACGTAGCGATCATACACACGCGGGGGTGTGCGGTTGATCATCCAGTGACCCTGGATCGGGCGCAGCTTCAGGAACTTGGTGTTCAGGAAGTAGCAGCGCTTTTCCCAAGGAATCGTCGGAGCGTAGAGACCGTCAAGGACCGTCATTACCGGATCCCAGAGGATTTCCACGTTCTTGAAGTACATTCCGGTGCGGATGCCCTCACCGACCGCAGCATCAAGCTCGGTGGGTTCGGCATTGTCCTTCATGTACACGGTGCGGTTGATCGTGTTCTTCGCATCCAAACGGTAGGCATCCAGGAAGAGTTCGCCGACCAGGATATAGTTCGGAGCCATTCCGCCGTATCGAGTGCAGTCGCGCCATGCGATTTCCATCTGCTGCGTCAAGTTACCGGCCGTGGAGGTCGAAATACCCGTGATCGAAGTATTCTGCCACCAAGTGTAGATCGACTGGTCCAGACCGCCGACAACCTGTGAATTGGTCGGAGTCGTGGACACCAGGAGATCGAGACCCGGGATGTTAGTAGCCGACTGCGTGCCGTCCAAGTGCAGCATGTAGTCGAAATTTTCCTGGAAGCCGAGTTTCAGCGTTTCGCTGTTCTCTTGCAACAGGTTCGTAAGCTGAACCTTTTCAGCTTCGGTCGGGACGCTGGACTTATCGTCCGTCATCACGATGCCGTTCTGAGCCAATTCGTCTTCGTTCAACCCGAAACCGTCATGGAAGCTGCCCCAGGTGTATTTAGCCTGTTGCAACGTGCGCTTGCGGTTGTAGGTGACTTGCGTGTCGCCGAAGTACGACTGGAAATTGGAATCGTTGCTGTAGCGCAATTGCTCCACAACGTACTGAAGACCGCCCACGTAAGGCTTCTTCTCTTCCATCAGCTTCTTTATCAACGGACGGGCGATATTGACTTGGTCTATCGGGTCATTTCTGAGAAAATAATTTATCGCAGCATTGCCAGCATATGCGAGCTGTTCGGTTGTAAAAGGCATGGTCTAACTCCATCGGTGAAAAACATTCGTTCTTCCCAGGAGTGACGAGCCTAGAATTTTCCCGGTGCCGAGCGGGCGATATCACGACATACAGTCACTGACTGTGCAAACTTTATGCCAACGTGGGGGTGGTTGTCAACTACTAGCCCCCGCTCTCATTCCCTACTGGCGATTTACCGGCTTGCGGCTGGCGATTTTTGTACACCGCTTCACCGGCTGACTCACTGCCTTCGCCTCGGGTAAGCGCCTTGTCCATGGCCGCTTTCGCGCCTTTTGCGGATTGTTCTTCCTTAGCGGCATCGGTTGATTGCTGATCGGTACCGACGTCCATCTTGTGGATATGCAACGTCATGCTGCGCTTCGGGCCGCCGTTCTTGGAACTACCTTCGGTAGCACCACCGCCAATACCGTGGCTGTCATCACCCTCACTGGTGGCGCCGACGTGCGCCAAACCGCTAATTTTGATTTTAGATCCGACTTTCGGCAATTCCTTAAAACCCAAAGCCTTAATATGGGAATGGCTCAAAAGAAGTCGCGGCGGAGCCTCATGCTCATCGTTCCGTTGGGCGGCAATTGCCGGACCTTCGCCACTTTTCGCCTTACTCTTTTCCGAGGTTTGCTTCACAAAATTAGCCATTATCGAACTCCAAAGTCGGGATTGCAGTTACAAACTTCTGGCCAGGGTGCTCCACCTTGAGCCTACGAATAATTTCGTCTTTCCAATTCCATGCCAGAATAAGCAAATACTCTGGCTTCCGGTCAAATAGGATACTCTCCGGAATGACCTTTATGCAACTTCCGGGCAAGTACATGCCCTGCTTGGCTGGCGTGGTATCCCCAACCCGGGGGATTTCCTTGTCCGTGACGCCGCAATAGTTCAAGAAGGTATTGCCCTTGGCTGCGGCACCATACCCCACAACATCGGGTTTTGTGGATATCCATTTGCGAAACGCACCGCGGCACCATTCGGCATGCAAAGCGAATGCGCGGTATGTACCCATGTCAGACAAGTGCTGTTCGCTACGTAAGATATCAGCTACTGCCTCAGTCGGTCGGGGACAAGCCACATCACTCCGGTGTACATATATCCGCAAGCTTCCGCCGTGGGTGGGGAGAATGTCCACATCATAAATGCGCAACTGGTGCTTTTCAAACAGCGGCACGAGAGCGCGCAAGGAGAAATAGGAATAGTGCTCGTGGTAGATGGTGTCGAACTGGCAGCCTTTAATGAGTTGTTCCAAATGAGGAAACTCTATCGTTGCAGTGCCGCCGGGCTTTAACGCAGACCAAATAGCTCGAACGAACCCATTGAGGTTCGGGGTGTGTGCCATGACGTTATTGGCAATCAGCAAATCCGCCTGTACTGGTTGCAGATAGGGTTCGCCAAAGAAATAGTTGAATACCGGCACGCCTACGGCTTCAGATGCCGTAGCGACACTACGACTCGGTTCAATGTTCCAAACTGCGGCCACGTGGGGTTTGAACGGCAGGAGCGATGTACCGTCATTACCGCCAACCTCAACCACGCAAGATTCTTTGTTCAAACCAAAACGTCTGATAGTCTTTTTGGCGTAATCTTCGCAGTGTTGTACCCACTGCTTGGATTGTCCCGAAAAGTACACGTAGTCCTTATTGAACATCTCTCGCGGCGGTACGTCGATTTCGGTTTGCACCAGAAAACACTCTTTGCAAATCATTGCGCGCAGGGGATACCAGGTTTCCTTATCCGCAGCTTTTTCTTTGAGCGCATTGGATGCTGGTTGTAACCCTAAGTCGATAACAAGTTCCAGGTGCTCGCTGCCGCAAGATCTACAGTTAGTAGCCATTCATTTGCATCCTTTTCTTCAGTATGCCAGCGGGTATTAGCATGTTGTTAGCAGTGAATATGCGCGAGGCTACCTCGTAGCGCGCCCATAGGAACTGACGAATCATATCGTTCAATGTGACTTTTAATTCGTTAGTCAAGTTCTTTTCAAAGAGGTCGAACGCTAAGCATTCTAGCCCGGCGCGGTAGGAATCGAACTCGGTAAGGCATTGCTGGTCCCCGAGCTTTTGGCGTATTCCCACGGGATGGTTGGTTATATTCCGGTAATAAGGAGTTTTAGCAAAATGCACAGGACCACGAAGAGCAGCATTCGCAAGGTCAGTAAAGCACCAGTAAGCAGGCGTTCGGGGTTGTAAGATTTCCTCAAGGCGCTCTCTCCTATAGATAGCGTGTTCCGGCCATACATGCTTCTGAATGACGAAGTTCCAAAGCGCATCCGCAGAGGTGAATGTCTCGTCAGTCGCTGGGTAGAATGCGGTCCATGCCGGGGCTTGCGCGACTTCATCGTACAACTGGCACGGAGCGTAGTAAATCAGGATTTCCGGGTGAGTTTCCATAAACTCAATACCTTTTGCTACCTCGTCTTTGACGAGGTAATCGTCGTCCCCTAAGAATATACAATATTTTGTATGTCCCGCGAGCAGTGCTGCGCGCATGTTGGGGAAAGGCCCTAATCGTGGAGACTGGCGCAGGTATCTACCCTTAAAACCCTTAATTTCATTGCGGCCGTCATCCGACACGACGATGTTGGCTTCGGGGAAGTCGGTAATCGCTCTTTCAAGTGTCCACTGCAAAAACGCCGGCCGGTTGTAGGTCGGTATGCAGATCGACAGGTCTTTGCTCATGTCGAAGACGCCGTACTGATCGTATCTTGCTTGGGCATCGGCGGCTGCGGATCCAGCGTTCGACCATCGTGCGAAAGCCGAACACCGCAATGAATCCATCCCTGAATGCCAGCCTCACGCGCTAGATCTGAGAACGAGAAGTCTTCCGACAGCAAGTTGTCAAGTGCGATGCGGCCATTGTAGAAGTGATAGAAGTTGCCAGCACCGTAGGACTGTGCCAAGTTCTGGTCGATGATCGCCTCGTAAACTGAGCGCTCAACCTTCAAGAAACCGCCTGGCAGGAAGCGCGCTTGTATCATTCCCTGCTTCGGGATCTGGTCTAAGGGAATTTGCATACCGTCATTACCGCGGCAGAAGGGCATCGGAGGCTGGCATTTATCCGTGTAAAGCCCGCTCACCAAAGGTTCTTCGCAATCGATAATCGTCTGCAAATCCTGACGCGTGAACCCGATATCGCTATCGATCCACACCAGCGTGTCGAAGTTCTTGCGACGGACAAATTCGTTCGCAAGGACGTTCCTCGCAACGTATATGTCCGATTGGCCCGCCATCGGCAGCCAACCGCCATGAAGGCCAGCCGATTGCATCAAGCCAGCGCAGTAGAGGGTTTGAACCACGTTGCCGCGGACCGGGGTTACGATCAAAGTTTTGGCGTATTTGTTGCTCATTTTTTCATTCCAGTAAGTGCGGCATCCATTGCTTCTAACATGCTGCTCGGGGCCTTCGTTTGTCCGCCGGCAGGCTGTTTACCAGCCCGGAGCGGTTGATTTACGGGGGTTTTTACGGTCGCTCGTTGCGGCGCGGCACGCGGTAGATTGATCGCGCGATACGCTTCCTCGAATTTCTGTCGCCACTGCGAGGGTGGAATCGTTGCGAATGCCGGGCGCAGTGCCGGAACTAAGATGGCCTTCTTGGCCTCGTAATCCGGGTCCGTCCCCTGGAGCGTCGTCTCTAGTTCCGAGAGGCTGGTACGTGCAGTCTGGAGTTCATTCGCCGCGCTCTGCTTTTGCTGCTCGGCTCGTTGGACTCCGGTGGTGAGTTCGGTTCGGAACTGTTGTCCATTTCGAGTTCGCGCAATCTCTTTAGCATACTGCGTAGTAACTTGGCCTTTTTTGACCGCGTCTTGGAGATCTGGGTGAGCGCTAAGCGGGTCTCCGATATTTCTTTCCTTACCAAGCAAAGTAGCGAGTCTTTCAGCAACTGACTCAACGAGTTCAAGGGCTTTCTCCTGCTGCGCGGGGTCGCGACTGTTGAAAAGCGCTAGCCACGACAGCGTTTCGCCGTATTGCTCGGGCGATGTGCCAGTGGCCTCGACACCTTTGATCAAATAGTTGAAATCCTGCGAAATCTTGTCACGTTCGGCCGTCACAGACTTTGCCGTGTCGATCAGCGTGCGAATTCGCTCGGAAGTTTCCTTCTTAAGGCCCCCAGGAATGGGATCATTGATAGGATCTTTCTTCGGCGGCTCTTTTTTGTCTTCTACCTTGGCGGTGGGCTTCCATGTTCCGTCGGGGTTGCGCTCACGCTCGCCGTTGGGGCCTTTTTCTTCGCCTTCAGGCTCTTTTTCGCCTTCAGGTTCGCCTTCAGGCTCGCCAGCGCCTTCAGCGTCCTCTGAATCGCCATCTCCCACAGCACTTTCACTATCAGGTGCTGGATCAGCATCAGTATCAGAGGCACTTTCTGGCTCCGGGGTTACAGTGTCTTCAAGCGCGGCATTTACCGCGTCTAATACGCTTTCATCTTCTGTGGGCATGGGGCATCCTAACGTTTAAAAGTTCAAATCAAGGTCCCGGCGGAGCAACAGGGCTCGGTGGTTGTGGCGTACTGCCGGGAGCCGTGCCCCCAGGACCTTGAACTTGCTGCGGTGGCATGCTCGCGGCGTCTTTGCGAAGGATAGGCGCGACGAGCATGGCGGAAGTCTGAGGATCGATTTGCCCCTTGATAGACACCGAAACCTGCGGCTGCGTAGGCGGCGGCGGACCACCAGCGCCGGGGGACCCTGGAGGTGGCTGACGGGGGATAAATCGTTCGACATCGCTTTCATCGCCTAAGCGTAGCATGGTTTCTTTGACCAATTCTATCTCGGCGTTAGCTAGCGGGACATTCCCGGTCGCAAAAGCTTGTTCAATGGTCTGTAATGATTTCTGAATAAGCGGAAGGATCGTAGCCCAAGACTGCATGTCTGTCGCCTGGCGCGGTTTGCCAGTGCTTCCGGCCTCGATCTTGACTTCAACCAGAGTGAATAGATCCTCGATATCCATCCCCTCCGGCCAAAATGCTTTCGGGCCAGCCAGTCGCTGAACGTCTTTAGTCTGCAAACACTGTAACGCTTGCTCGGCAGTATACGTCGCAAGATCAGTGAGCATCGATTCTAGTGAGTCCCTGTTGGAGGTCGTCCGAGCTTGAGTACCCGACTGCTGAATGTTCGCTTCGGTCGCCGTCTTAGGATTACCAGGGCCTGAAATAGCAGCCGACAGCGCCTCTTGAACTCCGCTAATCCGTTCCATGTCGTTAAGGATAAGCGTTGGGTCATAGAGCCTCATGTCAATGCCTTGCACCGGTTTGGGGGCGAACAAATTGGCAAGCGGCACCGAAGGATCACTCGGACGCAGCGCCGTATACTCCTGGGACTTGCTCTCAGTGAGTTTCTTGGCCTCCACTTCGTCCAACATAGTAGCATTGAATAAGACACCCGGGATCGATCTCTCGCGGGTCAAACGGAAATTGGACCGGGACGAACTGTACTCGTCCTGGAGTTTGTATAGCCTCCAGGAAAGACTCTGCGCATGTCTCTGACCATCCACTTCGTAGAAGGCAAAATAAAAGTACGGATAAAACCGACTCGTCGGATATGGCGGGGGGTATGGTTCTTTTGCCCACTTGTGTACTCCGTCGATCAGGGTATAGATCTGTTTGTCTCGACGGTCCCATATTTCCACCACCCTTAAGAATGCAGGCGATTCCTGGCTTGAAGTGTTCGTCACAAACGCCTGCGCGCTCTCTGCCGTTAGCTGCCCTTGCGGCAAAATGTTATCAATATCCCGTGTGGTTAACTCCTTCGGCGCCCGCTGGTAGTAAGTCTTCGCGGTCTTGATATCTTCCGGTTCAAGTCGGGTGAAACGCGACAAGGCATCGTCTTTGTCGATATAAATTTCGTTCGCGATCCAGTCGGCATCGGTATAATTTTCAATGCGGTTGATGTCGGTCGAAACCTGGATGTTTTCCGTCTCGACATAATCGATGACAAACATCTTATTGACCGCGAGTTCCAACTTCTCACCGAGTTCCGCGATTAGCGCCTTCTTTTCAGCTATTTCGGCATCTATAGTCTTCGGATCGTTGTCTTGGCCGTCTTTGAGCAACTTTATCTGCGCTTGCAATCGGTCGTGAGTCTCTTGCGCGTCGTTGAGCGCGGTTTCGACTTCCGGTTGCGGACGCTTCTCAGCGACGTAGGTGGCCTTGAACCATCCTTCGCCGTTTGATAGCACTGAGCGGACGCCCGTGCGTGCCGGCTTCTTTAAATTTCCTTTTGCCCAAGCGGCAGAGATGACAATTTCCAGTGTGCGAGCGAAGATCTGCATCTGATATGTGTTGGACTCGTCCACTTGAGGCGCTTTGCGAACCGAGACATCGGGGTTTCGCGCATAGAGCAAAGCCACAAGTATGTCAATGAAAGCGCCAATAAGATTGGTAGTAACAGCCCAAGAAAGGTCGCTCGTACCAGCCGCGTAGCGACGGTCAATTGCCACTTGCTTGCGAAAATTTTCATCGAACTTCCTCGCATCGTCATAACATTTGAAGCGCTTATCGACTAGCGCACGTTCTTCCTCTGTTGCTTCTTTGTCGTCGTGCTCGTCCTGATCGACGCCCTCGCTCTTGCCATCCGCCTGCCGCGGATCGGTCAATATGCTCCCGCCGCCTCCTGGCGTACCGGGACCGTTGGATGCGCCGGAGGTCATGAACTATTTCCCCGGTTCCAGTACGCGCGGGGATGGTGTTGGCGCTGGGTTCAGTATAAGATCCGGGCCAATCTTGGCCGCAATTGCCTGTGCTTCGGCAAGCGCCGCGGCTTCGCGAGCGGCTTTGAGCTTCTCGAAAGCGTGATCGGCCTTCGACTGAAGGTTTTTCTTGAGTGGCGTATCGGTTTCAGTCTTCGCGCGATGGATTGCCGGAATCATATCCGCATTAAGCGCTGCAACTTCATCATCAGTGGTTCGCACTGCAAACCCGGGGCGGGAATGTCTCACAGGGGGTATTCTCCTTTAAAATTCGGGAACAATCCTACCTGATTCGGCAACACGATAGGAGTAGAACTGGAGTATGGCACTATTTTAGCCCGTTCTGTCAATACAGCGGGGTAGACATTGTTGGCGCCAGTTGAACTAACCCAAGACAAAACGTGATTGGTAGATATGACACCAGTCCCAATAACATTGGTGCCGGGAAAGTTAGGAGGGCCCGACAAGACTGTCGTCGCCGAACTCGCAACCACCGTGGGTAGATTGTTGGGTACCCCCGGTGAACTTTGATTCACGGACCGCCGCCGGTCGTGGTCGCTTGCTGCCCAGGTGCTTTATTCAGAATGCCGCCCGGCGAGTTGTAGATTGGACCAACAACTGCGGTTTGCCATGGGTAGTTCGACAGGTACAAGTTCACTTCGTTGTTGTCCTGGGTGCCGAACTGATACGGCGGTATATAGTTAGGACCCGCCGCCGAAGCCAGCATTGAGGTGAAACTCTGCCCGATATAATTAGGCTGGCTGACCGTGGTCATGACGCCCGGTGCGGTATAAACCGTCGGGGTTACCTGACCTTCCGTCGGGAGCTGCACAAAATCATGATAGTCGCTTGGCATATTAAGATCTCAGCGGGCCATTCCCTGCCGGAGTCAACCCTGGTTCGTGTTGGCCGTAAGCTACGGTCGTAATCATCGAAGGACCCGGCGCGATCAGCCCGGGGCTAAAGTTATTCGACCAGGTCGAAACCTGACTCGGAGCAACCGTTACGTTGGCGCCGAATTGCGCAAGTACGCCTGGTGATGTACCAAGGCCAACCTGATTTGCCATTTAGAACACCTTTGCGACTACGAACCCTACGGCTGCGCCAATGCCGAACACGCCAATCGGCGCGAACTTAGCAAGCCATGTCTTGAACTTAGACACATCAGCCTTGACGTCTGCAACGTCAGTCTTAATGGCGGTTACGGTTGCGGTAGAAATTACTGGATCGGCCATTTAAAAGAACCTCACTTTAGGTTTTTCAGATTCAGTGCCATGCATAAGCCATGCCTCTGTGAAGGGTACCAGAAGTGGCTTCCTGTCCGCAACTGGAACTCGGGCATCCATCATCTGGTCCACCATTCGGCCAATCAGCCCACAAACATCTGCTTTATCGTCCCACCGGCCGCCGGGAAACTTCACAAGTTGTTCAATGCAGTTATCTGCCCATGCGCGTTTAACTGGGAAGTGAACTGTGCCGGCGGTTGCTCGTGCGTGAAATGCCTGAAGTTTCACCGCTTTGTCGTCGAGTGATGGAAGAGATTCAATTGCGACGAACTTCTGCGCGTGCTGCATGGCACTGCGAATCGACGGCCCAATAGCTTTATCGATCAAACCCCCTTCATTAGCCCACTTAATCGGCTTCCATAAACCAACAAGTCGAATGAACTGCGCAATACCGACGTCTGTTTCGCATTGTTTGCTCCACCAATCGATTGCCCATAGGTCTCCAATCTTATCGACACCCCAGACTCCATGCTCGGTGAAATCTGGTTCTTTCTTCCCGTGCCTAGGCTCCATAGTGGCGTAGTCTGACGCCCCGTACGTTCTAAGACTTTTTGGAAGCGCATCTAATCCTTCATACATCTGAATCATAATGCGCCTCTATGTTTATCAGCGTAAGTTGCATATTAGCTAAGTGTCGACTCGCGCGAGATCTGGGTCGTACCGCTTGAACATCGACTGATTGAAGTGGACGCCTGTGAATGGCGCCGGCCGCTGCTGGTAAAGAGCTGCCCACGTCCGAGCTGCCCGCGGATTGTCTCTCCAAGTAGACCAGTGTTCTCTAGGAAACCATTCTGGCCAGAGAAATTCTCCGGGCTTTCTTCCTAACACGTCATCCTCCCGTTCGGCTTCAGCAGGTATACAAAGCACTTCCCATTTTTGCCCATCCCGACATGCAATAACGCCTGATTCGCCGGAATAATCTGCCGGGAGAATTGAACCGCTTAAATCGTCCTCCTGCCATCGGGTCTGAATAATAATTGTCCACATTGCTGGTTTTGCGCGCGTCATGGCGGTATCAATGTATTCGTTGTAGGTTTTCTCCCTTATAGTCGGGGAATCCGCTTGTTCGCGGTTCGCTACCGGATCATCGATAATGATTCCATCTGCTCTATTGCCGGTGATTCCGGCGAGCAATCCCGCGGCCATCATCGAGGATCCGTTCGTCAATTGCCAGTCGTCCACCGCGCGTTGGTCTTCAGTCAGTTGCGGTTTTTCCGGCCATAGTGCTACATACCTTGTATCCTTGCAGATTGCTCTGACTTTTCGTGATTGCTTTGCTGCGATGGAAGTTCCATAAGATGCAAGAATAATCTGGGTGTTTGGCCGGCGACCCATAGCCCATGCGGGTGCTATCACACTTGCATATGTTGATTTCGCGCTGCCCGGCGGGGCAAAGACCATCAAGCGACCGCGAGGGGTTTCTATACATCGTTGGATAGCCTTCATGATCAAGAAGTGGTGCTTGGCAACCCGCGTCTCAATTGGCTGGTATTGGGTGGGCTTTTGGGGGTCATCGAAACGGTTAACGAGCTTGCCGTCCGGGCCTTCCCTATCGTCAGGTTCCGTGATCGGTACGCCGGGGATCTCAAGCGCCTGGCTGAACTCCACAAGGCTCGCGCGTGCGCGCTGGCGGCGCAGGAGTTCCGTCGCTGCTAGATCGGGGCGAAGATCTGTCATCTTTAAGAGTTTAGCCGAGAAGCGGGTCGATGTCTGTAAATTCCGCTTCGATAGGCGCCAGCCGGGGGAGTTTCGCCGCGTTCAAGACAGCCATCAGTTCATCATCGGACAACGCGGCGAGCATCGCCGCTTGCTGTCGGTTGGCCGGAACCGCGATTATGGCCTGTGCCGCCTTGCCGTGCCCGCGGTCCAGAAGACTCTCAGCCGCGCGGAGTCGATCCTTGTCCTCAATACCATTCTCCATAATATAAGCAATGGTTTCAATCGCCTGATCTGTATGCAGGCGTGCCAGTTCCGATGCGCTCACAGGTGCACCACGCATTTCCAATCTGGAAGGTACTCAGGACAAGGCAAATCGGGAGAGTCCGCCGGGGGCATGAAGCACCAAGGCTGCTCGACTGGCTTAATGGCCGCTTTCTTTGGTGTACTTGCGCACCCAATAAGGGCAATAGAGAGCAGAAGCAATATTCGTGCCAATATCACTGCACTTCCCCTGACTGTTTAGCCCATGCAATCGTCAGGCATACGCCGCACATGATGCCAAAGAAAAACGCTGCGATGAGATATCCAACCATGGCATGAGCGTATCAGGGGATCAGCCGACCTGCAAGATGCTGAACTGCCCGTACACTCCAATCGAGCCGCCGCCCGTAGTCACGGTCTGAAGTGAAGCTATATAGTTGTTCAGAAGTACCGCTTCGACATAGGACCCGGAGGTTAAAGACACAAGCCCTGACACGAACACTACGGAGTTAATCGTCGTCGCCGCTGCGGTAGAGTTTGTGAAGCACTGTTGCTGCCCGGATATTGCATATGTGCCACCATTTACCCGGACTGCTATGTTTATGAGTGCGGGGCCGGTACTGGTAAGTGTAGCCTGTGTTGGTACCTGCGCCTGCACAAGGTATATCCCCGCGGCGGGAACCACGAACTTTGTCGGCGAGGCGGTCGTGAAATAGCGGTTCGGCAGGCCGTTGTCGAAAGTAATGACCGGAAATACTACGGGGGTGGGGCTCGTAATGGTTTGCGAGGCTTGATTGGTCCCCATCGTCGCCTGTGCCGCGCCGGCCAGACCGGAGAACCCGCCATTGTTTGGCAGTCCGCGCTGCCGATACCCACGGATCGACCAAGCCGAACTGGTTGGGTTCGAAATAATATCCACGTAATCGTTCTGGTTGTACAGAATGAAGGTCGTGGTGCCGTCCACGAAGGTGATCCCGGGCGGCAGCGTTACCGTTATCTGGTTAGCATCGGACGATGCCTTGATGACCTCCACCATCCGCCCTACGCCCCCAATGAAGGGGAGTTGCACAGAGAGCGCGCTGGCAGTGGTGTAGCAAATCGCCGCATGATCCTGCGCCGCCAGGACATAGGTACCAAGGCCGGGCGTTGAATAAATGATTTCAGCATTTGCCGATATAGCTTCCCCGAGCCCCTGGTTTAGGTACTGGGAAAGCCCATTGGTTATGCCGAGTGAATTCGTTATTTGCGTAGCGAATTCGGCAACTGAAGGATTGCCAAATGGCGGATAACTGCCCGATGTAAAAGCCATAGCACCCTTCCTTGGATGAACGAAGCGCACAGCATCCATGCCATGCGCCCCGAGCGCGCTATCGAGAATATAGTCGCGGTAGGCCCCGGCGGTCTGTACGTTATCGCACATAACGGGTCCCCTTTGCAAATACCCCCTGGGTGTCTACTCCTAGCCATTAGCGGGTCCCCTTTAGGGTGTTTACTCCTGGGGTGTTTACTCCTAGCCATTAGCGGGTCCCCTTTAGGGTGTTTACGGGTGTTTACTCCTAGCGCTTGCAACTAAGCCCCCGCTCGCTGTGAGTTTGTAGGCACTAGAAAAGGGGCTCCCCGGGGCTCTCTTC